GGAGATATAGGTATTCTAGATAATAACCAACTAGCCAATGGACCTGGGGTCAAGTGACAAGTACACTCTTCGGAGTTTTCCGGCTTGGCCCAAGCTACAAGCCACAAGCTTGCCACAATGAAATGATAAAGGAAAAACATTATGAAAGAAGAAACAATAACACTAAAAGTAAAAGGAGCTAACGCTGGCCAGGTTCAGGCCCTGTGCATCGACATGGCCATCAGTCTAGAACCTTGGAACAAACTTGTAAAAATGAAAATTTTTAAAGGTAAGAAAAGCTTCAAGCTGCAGGCGCCACGCCTGAAGCTGGTCGACTATGTTAAGCACAAGAAGGAGAAGCAGCGTGCAACATAAGTCATTTGCTGTCATGAACGCGGAGCGAGCAACTCGAAGAGTTGCGAGCTCTGCAAAAAAAAAGAAGCCTAAAGCTACAAGCTACAAGCAGCAGGCAGCAGGCCATAATTTAGCCACAGAAATAGTTTTCAATCCACCAATAAAAAAGAAAGGATAATATGAAAGTATCAGAAGCTGAAGCAATAACCGGGGGCCTGTCAAAGCCTTCTAAGATGCCAGGGTTTAGTTATAACCTGCCCGCGAAACGCTGTTTAACCGGCGCTAAGCTGGTGAAGGTACCAGGCAGCACATGCGCCGGCTGTTACGCCCTGAAGGGGAGATATAGATTCAAGAATGTACAAGACGCAATGGACCGGAGGCTGCAGGCAATTGATCATCCTCAGTGGGTCCAGGCGATGGCGATACAAATCAACAGCCGACTGAAGCATGGCCATGGCTGGTTCCGTTGGCATGACTCCGGGGACCTACAGAGTGAAGAGCACCTCCTGAAGATTTTCGAGGTGTGCAGTCTAACCCCAGGCGTCAAGCACTGGCTGCCGACACGTGAAGCGCAATTTTTAAAATTAATAGATCCTGCCGAAGTTCCGCCAAACTTAACAATTAGATTCTCAAGTCATATGATTGGACAGCGTCCGGTGGGTTGGTTCCCGTGGACCAGTACAGTGGGAGAGCCAGGAGCTGCCGCAGCAGCTGGCCGGTTATGCCCTGCATCCAAACAAGATAACAAGTGCCAGAGCTGTAGAGCATGCTGGGACAGGAAGGTGAGCAACGTCGAATATGTCAAACACTAATAAATACGAAAGCATAATACGTAAGTTACATGAAGAGTGGGCCGTGAAGAACGGTTACCGTCTCGGGGCTGCAAGCAAAGTTAATACCGACAGGCTGCACGCGATCAATTCTGAGCGTTTCGTGGAAAGCGCCAAGCCACAAGCTACAAGCGTCAAGCGTCAGGCTTCAAGCTAAGCAACAAGCGTTCAATGTGGGACCAGTCATCAAGCGCCAAGCAGCGAGCTTCGCGGTGATCAGTCAGCAAGCCTAGGACCGCGGCACTCTCATAAAGTTTTATGGACAGAGGAGCGAGGGTCTTGAGCAAGATAAAATTCCGTTTCGGACGAGTTAAATGAAATAGTTTTTGGTGTGGTGAAAATGACACTTTAGGTGTTTTAGTTACCTTAAGCTCAACCATAAAAAAACCACAATTATCATTGTATCCCAATAGGTCTGGGACGCCTGGGGAGGCCCAAGACTCTAGTCTAGTCCAGGAAATGTTGGGGGTATTTTGGCGTAGTGAACGCCATAGTTTCGACTCTTCTTTCATCGTACACACCTTTGATTACTTGTTTAACAACAAGGCTTGTGCCGTCAAAAGATTTATCTCCTGATCCACCAATTATACCAAGTATTATTAACAATATTTTCATAGTTGCTATGTACGTTAGATTACGATATATGTCAATCATTATGGGTGTACCTAAAAAACTATCGGAAAGACAGATAAAATTTGCAGAAATGCTAGTATATAACGAAGGTCGTAAGAGTCCTGCCGAATGTGCAAGAGAAGCTGGCTATGAGTCGAGGCCTAGACAAGCAGCATCAGAACTACGTAATCCTAGAATTAGTCCTTTGGTTGTCAAATACATAGGAGAGTTAAGAGCAGAAGTGCAAGAAAAGTATGGTGTAAATTTTGAAAAGCATATTACAGAACTAGCAAGAATCAGAGACGAAGCTAGAAAGAAAGGTGCTTGGAGTGCAGCAACAAATGCAGAAGTTGCTAGAGGTAAAGCTGCTGGATTGTATGTAGATCAAAAGATAATCAAGTATGGTAATCTAGATCAATTAACTGAAGAAGAACTAGAATTAAAAATGAAAACTATTTTAGATGATCACAAACTTATTACAGTTGAACCTTTGTCATCTGAAGAATTACCCCTCGAGGAAAAACATTCCGATCAGAAAAAACCTCATCATCCTGATCATACGAACTAAAAGTCCAAACAAACTTTTTAGTTTTTTTATATAAATAAGCTTGTGAGATCATAGTAGCACATTGAAACTTATCAAACTCTTCTGGTGTGTTATGACCTGCATCGCCGGTGATGTCCAACCACTTAATAGAATAGAAATAATATTTTTTCTTTCCTATCTTTGCAAATTTATATTTGGATTTTTTTCTTCGCTTTGGCATATCTCTATATAAGGGAGATTTTGACCCCTATAAAGTTTTTTTTAAAAACAAAAATACCCTCGCGCGCGGGATAGACCCTCTAGAAGTGTTGATTACCAATGCTTATTTAAGCACTTGGTAGACACCCTCTAGAAGTGTTGATATAAGCCACTTATTTTCTACCACCACCACCGCGGCTACTGAAGTTTACTTTTAAAAAAAACTTATACCCCCAAAGTTTCTCTTATGGTGGTAAAAAGTGTTGCATAAATACAACACTGTTGCATAAATGTCACTAGCAACGCCTAGATGTTGCTAGCAACGTCCGGACGTTGCTACTCAGGCATCTCAATTAACTCACCGAATTAATAGGACATTGCACTAGCAACGTCATACATTGCTATTATATTTTCCGGGTCTATGGGTGATATGGTTGAGACGGTTGAGACGGTTTAGCTGTCAGGGAGCTATTAACTCCCCGACAGTTTCCACGACAGATAGGACGTTGGAAACTTTTAAGATTTATTGAATGTTGGCGATTTTATGGCAATTTTGTGGCCATTATCTGACTTAATTACTACCATTACTGATGTATCGCCTATAACTGTAGACTCTAGCACTTCCATACGCCTTATTTGTGCCAAAGTTCCATCCTCTAATTCCATATAAACTTTTGCATTACTAACAGCATTACCTTTTTTACCATCTGTAAATTTATCTAGATATTCTTGAAGATGTTTAACAAACATTATTTACCTTTAAAAAATAGTTTTAGAAACTCCATATACGCTTTGCCTCCGTTATACTCATCGTCTTTGTCTTCTGGCATAGGTACATCTGCATTTCTATACTCTTCTTCCTTAGTCATTGGTATTGGTTTCTCTTTATCTTCCATTAATGTAATACTTCCTCATTATCTGGACCATCTGTAGGTTGTTGACCTAGCTCTAAAAATATTTTCCAATCACCTCTCCTTGCAAATCCACAACTATCAAACACAGCAGCTGCTTCATCTCCATCTTTACAATTAACAAATAACATTATGTTTAACACTGTATTGTGAAACATATAAACTGTTCCTTTGTCTTCTCTGTCTACATTTTTGTACATATTACTAATATGTTTTTCTATGTTCTTTATCTTTTTTGTTTTCTTTCTCATTTAGGTTCCTTTCCTTTTACTGTTGTTACTATAAAGTGTCCTTTCTTGTTTGTATACTCGACACTATATTCTTTAGTATGATCTAGTTTAGCACGCAACTTTTTAAAAGACATAGCTTGCATATCTTCTATTGGTTTGTCTAATCCTAGTTCTCTTACTTTGTATGTATATCTCATATTTACCTTTCTACTTATTAATATAGGAATTTCTATTGTATTTGTCAAGTCTTTCTAACCATTTATATTTATAATTTCTTAATTCTTTACCTTCTAGAATAAACTCTTGATAGTAGTTATCTGCACTACACATCATAATAACAAATTTATCTATGTAGGTACCATATATAGTGTCATGCGCCATACAATACGCAGCACCTTGTAGGAAATAGTCTTCTATCCATTCTCTACGTTTTGGCTTATTTGTTTGCTTAAAATCTACTATTGCATCTGACCCATTATGGACACACATTAAATCTGTTTGACCGGCATACAACCCTGGATAATATACATTTACTTCTGTTCCATAATACTCTGGCACATTAGACAATCCACGTTCCGCGATTACCTTTGCCATAGACGTTGCCTGTGCTCCTATCTCCGTTAGATCAGCATATCCCTCGCCAATAATCATATGTTCAAGAATCTTATGCATTGACGAACCACGATTCGCGGCCCGTGATTTTATCTCATTAGCTCTCTCTTTACCCTCACGTAATATCCAAGCATCTAAACTTTTTCTTTTTTCTTCAGGCATAGTTGCAGACAATATAGTCGTAACAGAAGGTAGTTTATACTTACCTATAACATAGTGTCGTTTACCATTAACTAACTCTCTATTAGTTCCCGGATATACAAATTTATTTATCTTCTTTATCTTCATAATCTCTACTCTTAAATGATGCTTCGGTTATAACGACACCTTTGGGTTTACCAAAAATTTCGTCCCATCTCTTTCTATACAAGTCATTAGATACACGAGACTTGCCATCATGTCTTTTACCCTTTTCTTTTTTTTCACTCATCAGTGTTTCATTCTAAGTAAAATCTCTAACTTATGCTCGGCTTCACATATTTTAGATAGAAGTTTATCTATTTCATCCAGATGCTGTGGGTGTTCTCCAATAGCTACTGGCCTGTCTAGATAAATTTCTATAGTAGCAAAAGCTTCAGCTATAATAGCTTCATACCTTTTTTCTAGTGCATCTATCATTTTTATCTTCATGTTTCCTCCAGTTTGTATAATCAATTACGTATAATAATCCTGTGATAACTAATATAACTCCGACACCTATCATCCACAGAATAAAAAATAATAGTTCGGTAACAAAATCTTTAATCTTCTCTATCATCGTGCCATCTTTCATTTATCTTATGAGCCATCCACGCAGCCAACGGTAAACATAATATAAATGTCAGTTCCATTGACCTTTGTACTGAATAACCAAAGTATTGATTTAATATTGTCGTGATCAAAACAGGACCACAACCACCAACACAAAGTAATATAACCATTCTTATATAAAATGGAGGTCTCATAACAGGATAGCTCTCTTTATAAGTTCGTACCATCTTTTCTTCCAGTGCTCTAGTTTAGTTTTATTCCACATAATAGCGGCTTCCTCTATCTCTTTCATAGCTGTCTTGTTCATATTATTAAAGCTCCAAGTATAAATCCAACAATAAACCAAATAATTTCTTGTCTATAATACAAAGACCAAAACTCAAATTTTTCTTTAAATTTTTTAATCATTTTTCTTTTCTCTAATTTTCTTTTTATGCATACCCATGTACCAATCACCAGGTTCATAGTCCCAACGTTTACCGTGATGTCCTCTTATGTCAGCATACCACATTCTAATCTTTACTATTAATCTTTTCATAATTCATTTAGCTAGTACCCACCATCTCAGCTGTAGAACGCAGTGAGTACTACTGGTAGAGCTCAGGGTCAGAGGCTTAGCGCGAAGCGTTTGCATGGCATGGAGACTTTCGTCCCTCCCTTATCTACCCATCATTAGGTTAAAAACTCCAATCTGTATAATAATTTCATACTCTTTAATCTTTTTTTGTCTAGTTCTTTTTTCTTATTTTTTTTAACTCTTTGACGATACTTTCTAGTCATCAAATCTTTTGCTATAGGATTCTTTTGCATAGCCAGTACCTTTCTTTCTGTTGGACCAACGTTTATTCCAACCATATACATTCATCTTACTACCATAGTGTTCAAAAAATCTGTAATAATAATCTAAAACTACTTTAAATTTATACTTAATCAAATCTATTGCATCAGGTATTGTCAAATTACTCCTTTATCTCTCAGTTCTTCAGGTGTTAACCCTATTGATAATTCTTTTTCTCCATTACAATCTTCACAAATTGCATGTACTTCTTCTCTAGTCAAATGGTATGGTACCCTGTAAAAGCCAGTGCCTTTACAGGTAGGACATCCAATCTTATTTTCCTTTTCCATTTGCCTTTACTCCCTTGTTATCTTTAAAAAATCTAATTAATCTACCAATCATCTTTGATCTAGTTCTATTAGTTTTTTGTGCTAACATACCGAGTTCTTTCCACTCTTCTATTGGCACTGATAACGACTTATACTTAGCTGGATCAGCCATTTTCGCTTCCTTTCTTTTGTTTATTTATATTCACGGTATATGGGAATTTACAATATTAAGTCAAGGGTTGCAAGAGGTATTTTTTTAGTATATAAAAAAGATCTCTTCTCACACCTTTTGTTTGCTCTCTGGGAGTTCTATCCCGGAGAGCACAAATTAATTAAACGTCCATTTTGGGTTCGCATTTAAAACCAATAACAATTGCATTATTATTGACATAATCTTGTCCCATATCTGCCATCATTGCTTGGGCAATACCATAACCTGTGGTTGCACAAACATAATGTGAGTCATAAAATTTATTGTGTTGAACGGGAGGCATACAATTCCCGTAAAGTTGTGAGCAGATTGTGAATACTAATAAAAATTTCATATGTACATTAGAATGGTTCCAAACAAGACTATTAAAAATAATATTATATCAATCCAAAAAAGAAAGATAATAATATTCCAAAACACTACCGGCCTTGTCCTCTGTAGGTTTTACGTTTAGGCACACGTTTATTTAATCTTTTAGTATGTCTGCCTGGACGTTTTTTAGGTGTTCTTTTTTTGTAAGTATTTACTCCGAAGAGGGGTTTTCTTTTAGCCATTGCTTGTCCTTGTCATCTAATGCAAAGTATTTAATACTTCCATTAACATATTGTTTAATATCTTCTCCACAGCTTGTGCATCTATAATAGTCTGACACAATAGATATTAACATTGTTTGTTCATGACACTCGGGACAAACGCCAGTTACAGTTTCTACATGACTAAAAAATTTTAAAAGTTTAGACCAGTCTTTACTCATCGCATCTACATCTTTTGCCAAAGATCTTATCAATAAGTTTGTTCCACCACTTCTTCATATTACTCCAATACTATTTTTTTAATACTTTTACTACCGTCAATATTGTCCTCTAATTCTGCGCTACCTTTCCAACATTTGTAGGTAACAGATGGACTATACTGTCTTTCAGCTTCACGTTTATGGCGTAAACATAGGGCCATATTTTCTTGAATACGAGCTTCCTTAATTTCACCGTTAATAAACATTAAAAGTCCGACTACAGCTTCGATCATTTTTTATCCTTATAATTATCTAATGTTACTATATCAGGATTTTCTTCCATATACTTGTTTTTTAATTCCGTCCAATAACTTACTTTTGGGTCAAAATCTCTATCTCCAACAAATTGAGAAGTAGACATAACACCCACTTTCATACACATATTAATTAATTCAGCAAACTCTGGTGGTGGAGGGCTAATTCTAGGCACTCTTTTACATTCCTTAATAACTTCTAATTGTGTTTTAATTTTCATTTGTTTTTCTTGTTCAGCAATAAACT